CGCCTCCCCCCCCCCCCCCGCCTGTCGGGGGGGGGGCAGTAACGTTTCACGTGAAACACGCGTCATGTTTCACGTGAAACATTCACCGTCGTTCCGTGTCGCTTCCAATGATGCGGGCGATCACGGCCTCGTCGTGGCGTTTGGTGACCGCCCACAGGAAAAGATGACGGCCCGCGTCACGTGCGTCGTCCGCATCGGGCTGGCTCACAGTAGATCCTGTGGGCCAAAAACCAAGAGACTTCAAAACGTGGTCTGGCATGGTTGTTTTTGCCATTGCGGGAGTCTGCCATACGATGTCCCCGAGCTCCCATGCCAGCACTGAGTTGATTTTTACTGGGGTGAGGTCTGCGAGAAAATTGTTGCCCGGCCTGAGATCGAACCGTTCGCACACGACAGCATCGGGAGCATACTCGTTGTATGTGGTGAGAATGTCGTAGACGCCACTCATCCAATGCTCACGCTTAAGCTGCTGAACATGAATGATCGAGAATTCACGGTCGTCGTGGAAGTCTCCGATGACAATTCCTGTTGATTTGCCGGGATCAACGGCCATCACCCGTTGCATCATATCTTTCCCCCCTTATTTCACTTTCGCAGGCTTCGCCGCGACTTGTTCACGTTAGCAATACTTTTCGTAGTGTCTGTGCGTACGCCGTCTACTTCGAGCCACAATTCGCCTGGCATCACAGGCTTCCCGCGACCTTTCTTCAGGGCCCACGGCGTGCCCGGGTCGCTCGGGAAAGGCAGATGCTTGTAGCACCATATTGCGCAATCCTGCGTGGAATCAAAACGAAAGTTCTCTTTCGACACGTACCGTCTCATGTCGTAAATGCGTCGCATGAGTTTCGGGATGAGCCATTCGGGTACTTCTCTGTACATGCGGATTGACGGGCTGGTGCACGGGCAGACCACAGTCCTACCGCCGCTGAAGTGTGAAATGCGGAGCCATTTGTCTTCCCCGCAATTCACGCAACGCATGTGGTAGTGCTTGTGACCATCTCTCATGATCTTCCATTCGGGGGATACTACTTCCCATTGCTTGAAGTGTCGCCCCACCATTTCCTGCCGCACCCCAGTCATCGTCTTATAGGTTTTGGCGGGGTGAAGAATAAGACGATCGCGAGCTTCCTCCCTGATCTCGCCGCGCACTATTGAAATCTCGCCGGGGCGAAACACTCCGTTCTCAGCGGCGAATTCCCAATCGAACACAACCGATGGATTGAATTCGTTGTAGCACCATTCGATAGCCGACGTCATGCCGTCGAACTCGAAATTATCTACACCGTTTCCCCCCCGCCATTTCCAAATCTTAAGACGAATGTCATTGTAGGAGCGATACGGCATAAGCGTGCCATTTGCCTTGCAGTACTGGTGCGAGTACGGCGCGTCCGGTAGACGATTCAGCACTATGTCAAGATTGCACGGGGCGATCGGTTTAGTAATATCGGGGCGCGTGAATCGCCACCTGTTGTCCTCGGGAATTTCCAAATACGTGAAACACCATTCGATAGCGGCGTCAATCGAGGGGAATTGGAAATTCTCGCTGTCGGTGCGGTAGCTGAGCTGGGTGAGCCTGTTAGCGACTATCCTGTACTGTTCATATGATGGTTGCGTCATTTTGTGTGTTCATCTCTCTTCTCGGTTGAATAGCGGGGGCAACAATCACGTTGCCCCCGCTATTCAAATCATGCGACCGCGTGTGTCAGAAAACTACCGACCATGCATTCGAAGTATCCTTTTTGGCCTGGAAATCAATGGAAGAAATCTCGGCCCTTGGAGGCCAGAAGGCAGGCTTCGGGGCGCCATCCTCGCCGAGGATCGTGACTCCGTTCTCGTCCTGCTCGTATGCGGGGCGACCGTAATCGTCGAGGCGAGGCCTGGGCTTGCTCATTCGGGTGACCAATGTTGCGTGAGCTCCCTCCAGATTCTCGCACACTTTCTTCACGGTCGCATCAATCTTCTGCGGCGAGAGAAGATCGGCCCTATCCCTGGCGTCAGCAGGCCAGAGACCAGCGGCACTGAAATACTTCGGAATATTGAAATGAATGAAAGTCTTTCCATTCTTGTTGATAGTGAAAACAGTGCGGTCGGTGAGCGCCTTTCCGGCGTCCTCGTCGTCGCCGTCAATCATCCAATCGGTGACAAGCATCGGCCTGCCACTCTTGGACGTGGTCATTTCCGCCTTGGTGATGAAAGCGGAGTGCTTTCCCGGCTTGGGCGGCTCAAAGTTCCCGCCGCCGGTAGCGACTTCCAGGGATGAAAGGTCGGTGCCGAAATTGAAGCCAGTTGCCATAATTATTGTGCTCCTGTGAATCGTGGTGGATGGGAAGAATAGCTGTGATCAGTTCTCGCCCTTGGTGGGGTTGTCGCGGAGTGCTTCTCGGACTGCGTCGGTGGCGATAGCGAGAGTCTCGGCGGAGACGCCACGGTCAGCGGTAACAGTGATCTTAGCCATAATAATTTTCTCTCTTCCTAATGTGTTTGGTTAGTGGCTAGTGATGTAATTGTGGATCTTGGTCATGCTCGGATTCCCCATTGCTGGCGGGAACCCGCGCGATTGTTGTTTTGTCACAACGTTCGGTTTGCGAGTGTACAGTACTGGCACGGTGATTTCTTCCCCATCCCCATCGTCCACGTTCGCCCATTCCATGTAGCCCACGAAATTGAACAATGCGGGGATGCGCTGCCCAGATTTCTGCCCCTCAAAGGACGGGGCAATGAAAACCTCCCCAGTGACCTCACTGCTCTCGCGTGCGGAATGCGTGATAGCAATGAATGAAATGTTGGGGGCGTTCAAGAATACGCTGATCGCCTTCAGCAGGGAGTCGTATACCGCCCGCCATTTCGTCCATGTGTCATTCGACACGGCCTCATAGTGAGCCAGAATAAGTTCCTGGCACTTATCCAACGTGTCGAACACTACCGTCCTGTAGGGGAATTCCGCAAGATTGCGTGCGATATTGTCGCAAAGATTGGCGCAATCAAGCCATTTGTCGCAATGCACGACAGTGATGTTTTGTGGGTTCCCCCAATCCCGTACTGGGAGTGTGCCAGATTCGAAATCAACGTACAGGACGGGCGACATATCGTCCACCTGTGATGCCGTGGCTGCGAGCGACGTTTTACCGACGCCGCTCACACCATGAATAAGCATATTGAAATGATTATTCTGCTCTGGGCGCACGACCGTCATTCCGAGACGGGCAAGAGTGTCCTCGAAAGTCATACTATGTTTCACCTCCTAACCGTTAATGCTGTAGTTTTTGAATGCTTCTGTGTGGCGCTCATGCGAGCAGTACCAACATAGAGGAGACGATTGGAGACTGTCAACCCTATCATCATGTGACCTTGCTCTCTCCCAAATGTTTTGGAGTCTCTCTATGGCCGCGAGCGCAACGTCCTGTCGCCACGGGAAAGAGAACTCGCAAATACTATCCGGTACGACTTCTACACTGCAGTCCCTCGGGAGGGCAACAATAGAACAGTGAGCCACCTCGTGTCCGAGCTTTGTAAGACCGTACCCGTAGAGCATGATCTGAATGTAGTATTTACGAAACTGGCTCCCTGCCGCCGTATCGGCGAATCGCGGTAGACCATTGTCCCACTTAATGCTCTTCCTGAATGCGGAAATCTTTTTCCGCGAGAGCAGCTTCCAGTCTAGGACCGTCGCCGCCGCAATATCGAAACGATCCACACTCCCAGAAATACGCCCATAGTCTTCAAGATCGCATACCTCTACTCTCTTCTCCACTAGAACATTCGGTTCATTCTTTGTGCGTGATTCTGCGTAAGCGTGAAACGCGGTGCCCAGGAACGGTGCCAGCGGCGTACCCGTATTTTCAGTGTCATGCGAGATTCCGAGTAGTTTGTCTGCGATGCACCGTTCGCAATCGTCTCCGATTTCGCTCACACCGATGCGTGTTTGTTTGTCGCGTTCGGTTGGTGCGAAAACATTACTGACCGCTGTTGCGGCGGCCGGGCTCAAATTCAAATTTCTCTCCTTCCTGAATTGCGGCGATAGCGGCGAGCCTGACGTCGCGCTGGACTTCAATGTCTCCGCTCGCGATGTCTTCGATGAAGAATAGTCTTGCGTCACCGGCGGGCATGATTTCATAGACGGTGCCACCGAGCTCTTCGGCCCGCATGGCAGCTTGCTCAAGATTCGAATAGACCTGGTAGTCGCCCTTCTGCGACGATTTCCATACTAGGTAGACGCCCATTAGTGTTTTTACTCTCTCTTCCTCAGAATATTAATGATGTGTTATTCGATGATGGTTGCGGTGAGACCCGCACGTTCCTCGATCGCCGTGGAAATGATGGCCGCGTAGCATTTGATCCGCCAGATGTTCTCCGATCGAATGACGGGTACGTGCAGTTGCATTGTTTTGACGCCGAATTTTGTGGGCCACTTCAAGATAATGGTGCGGCCGGCGATCTCGTCGATCGTGGTCCCTTGTGTGATGCGCATAATGTTTTTCACTCCTCCGTCGCGATGAGCTCATAAATGTCGAGATTGTTATTGGTGGCTATGCCGCGCACGATGTTAATGTTGTCCGCCGTGACATGGATGACACTGACATCTGAGTGCCCATCGTTCACTGGGGTGACGATCAGGAAATTCCTGCCGACCAGTTCACTGTCGTCGGATACGAGAATGTTTCTGATGGTGCCTGTCATGCGGCGTCGCACTAAGCGAATGTTCGAACCGCGTTGTATTTCTGTCCTCATAGCACCTACTGTAAGCGCGTAGTGATGGTGTACGCAACCCACGTGGGCGTGGCGGCTATCACATTTCATATGAGGCCGCTCTCACGCAGACGCTCATACCCCGCCGCCAACCTCGGCTCCACAGCCGTCACGTCAACAGTATTCTCACACTGCAAAAGAAAACGATTCACCCTCCTCGTCTGCCCCTTACGATTCAAACGAGCAGACGCCTGCAAATTCAAAATCACACTATTATCCTCACTCAACCAAACCTCAGTGTTACAAACATTCTGCAGGCCGTCAATCCCTTCAGCAGCGGCCGCAATAACAGCACACAAAACCCGCGGCCCATCGGGCTCCAAAAACCGCCGCCACTCATCCCGATAATCACTAGACAATTCGACACTCTGATAGCCGGCATCGGCAAGCCGCTTCCTCAGAGGTGTCATGAATTTACGCGAGTGACACCACAGAATAACCCTCTCATCCTGCGGCAGATCAGACAGAATGTCGAGAGTAGCGTCAATCTTCGAGGATCCTCGCTCCTCGAACTCGACGCTATCGCCCACGATTTTCAGCGGTCCGAGAGTGATCTGTCTGAGTCTCCCGTCTAGAACGGCGGCAGACGAGGCCGCACTGGCCCCACCATCCATAATCGCCAAACGATGATTCACGAACTCCCGATACATTCTCTTCTGTTCACGTTTCATCCCGCAGGTGACGCGTTGAACATTTACGGGAGGAAGATCGCCAAAAACTTCACTCCCCCGCATCGCAGACCAATTGCCTCCCATGGAATCGCGGAGAGCGCCAGGATTCCTTTCACCACCATAGATCCTGGCATACGGGGACGCCGCAAAAGGATTGAACTCAGAAACAAAAAACTCATCCGCAAACCGGTAGAAACTACGGCCAACACTGTTCAGGTTCAAGAATTTGAGTACACCGTAAATGTTGACGGGTTTGTTGCCGGCAGGCGTACCCGACAGGCCAAGACGACGCTTCGACTTCAACGCCTTTACGGCCCGGAAAGACTGAGGGCGAAGATTT